CAGGAACAAGTCAAGCAGGGGAAGATAAATGAAGCACTCCGCAAAGAGAATGAGCGCATGGCTCGCATTAACGCTGGCCTTGCCGATGACATTGACGAGTTGCGGAATCGTCCGCCCCGCCGAGTGCCCAAAACCACCGGAACTTCCTGTGAGGGAGCCACTGGGGCCGAGCTATCAGGTTCAGATGCGCAGTTTCTTGCAGGGCTCGCTGCCAGGGCAGACCGACACCGAGCAGCACTTGAAGCCTGCTACGAGTACGCAGACACAGTGACAGCCCGATGAGCGACCACCTTACCCACTTCGTCCAGCAAGCCGAGCCTATCGCGACCAGGACATCCATCGGCGCAGGAGTCATAACAACTGTGAGTTCGTTCACTCTCGCCGAATGGGCGCAAATCATCGGTATTACGTGCACTATCACAATGACTATCGCGGCGCTGGCGTTCCACTGGCTGAACTATCGCCTGAACAAGGCGCGGGTAAGGGGGGATAAATGATGGCCTGCAAGAAAGGCAAGAAGAACAAAGGCGGCAAGGGCAAGTGATGGCTGCGCCGAAGGGGAATAAGCAGAGAGTGAAGCCCGGTACGTCTAGGGAGGCCGCAGAACACCGCAGGAGGCTGTTTGTTGAGGCATATATCGCCAATGGCGGGAATGCTACAGAGGCAGCAAAGGCGGCGGGGTTCAGTGCAAAGACTGCATACAGCCAAGGTCAGCGGTTGTTGAAGGACGTTGAGGTTAATACATCCCTGAGTGAGCGCCGCGAAAGCCTCGCAAAGAAGTACGAATTGACTGCCGAGTCTGTCATCGCTGAACTGGCAAAGATTGTTCATGCCGATCCTCGAAAGCTGTTCGACGAGAACGGCAATATCATCGCCATCCGCGATTGGGAAGATGATATGGCTGGCGCTGTGGCATCGGTTGAATTCACCGTTGAGCGCCACGAATCGGGCGACGAAGTAGTGACCGGCACCAAGAAGGTCAAATTGTGGGACAAGAACAGCGCCATCGAGAAGGCCATGAAGCACCTTGGCCTGTTTGAGCGCGACAACGAGCAGCAAAATACCACCGTTATCATCAAGGACTTCACCGGCACCCGTGGCGACGATTGAAATCCGCATGAAGCCGCAAGGGGCCACCCTTGAGCGGTACATGCAAAGCCGGTCGCGCGTGTGCTTCATTCGCGGACCGCTCGGGAGCGGCAAGACGTATCAGTCCTGCCAGAAACTCCTAAAGCTAATGACTGAGCAGACCCCGAACGCGCAGGGGCTGCGCAAGACCCGTTGGATTGCTGTACGAAACACCTACCCGGATTTGATGGGCACCACCATCAAAGATTGGCTGGAACTGTTTGGGGACCTGGGTAAGTTCAAGGCGGGCGGCATGGAGCCTCCCACGCATCGCCTGAATTTCTCGCTTGAGGACGGAACGACAGTTCTGTCCGAGGTCATTTTCCTCGCGCTGGACAGGCCCGACCACGTAAAGAAGCTCCGTGGCGCACAGGTTACTGGCTTCTGGCTCAACGAGGTCAAGGAGTTGGTGAAGGCCGTCATTGATATGGCCGACCTTCGGCACGGGCGCTATCCGTCCGCAATGGATGGCGGCCCAACGTGGCACGGGATGATTGGCGACACTAACTCGCCCGACCAAGACCATTGGCTGTACGAGTTGGAGCAGTCAGCCCCGAAGGGGTGGGAGTTCTTGAGTCAGCCCGGAGGCGTCACGCGCGACGGCGTAGACGGCATGGGGCGCATCAAGTGGCGACCCAACCCGAAGGCCGAGAACCTGCGCAACCTTCCAGGCGGCTATTACGAGCGCGGTATGGAGGGCAAGTCGGACGCCTGGATTTCCGTCAACCTCGCCAACGAGTACGGAGCGGTGTTCGATGGAAAGCCGGTGTTCCCCGAGTACAACGATCACCTGGTCGTAAATCCAGACCTGCAATCCATCGACAAGCGCGCGATTCTGCGAGGGTGGGACTTCGGCTTAACCCCGGCCTGTGTATTTATCCAGGTGACCGCAGAGCCGCGCATTCTGGTGCTCGATGAGCTTGTTGCCGATGACATGGGTGCTGAGCGGTTCGCTGAACAGGTATTGCACCATTCCGCGCTCTATTACCCGACCGCCACGTTTGAGGACGTGGGCGACCCGGCGGGCGCAGGACGCAGCGAGGCCGACGAGAAGACAGCATTCATGATGCTGAAGGCCAAAGGGATCGACATTCAGCCGGGCATCCAGACGCTTCTTGCGCGGCTAGAGTCTGTGCGCTATGGCCTGACCCACTTGGTGGGCGGGCGTCCGATGCTGCAAATTCACCCTCGCTGCAACATGATTCGCAAGGGGTTGCAGGGTGGCTATCAGCACAAACGCGTGCAGGTAACTGGCTCTGACCGCTACCACGACACCCCGGACAAAAACAAGTATTCGCATCCGATGGACGCCTTGGAATACGCCTGCGCCAACCATGTCTGGCCCATCATCGCGAAACGCTTCGAGCAGAAATCGAATCAGCCGAAACAGGACTACCAGCCGGCAACGGCTGCGGGGTATTGAGCATGAGCAAGCGGACAAATCGGATCACCTACATTGCCGCAGCAGGGGCAGATCAAGTGGTGTTTGCCGGACAGGCCATTCTTGAGGCCATCATCATAGGCAAGGATGTTGAGGGCGGTATCGTGGAGGTGTCAGACCACGCAAGCGACGGCGACGGAAACGTGAAAATCTATCTGGCGGACCCTGTACCCGGATTCTATGAGGTCTGCGCCATGTTCGAGCACGGCATCTGCGCAGACCTCACCACGCAGACCAATGTATCCTTCGTGTGGCGTCCCGCTTGATGTTTGACGCGCAAGACATCATCACCCAGCCAGCCGAAGTCACAGCGCTGAAGGAGTCCTTTGGCTCAAGTCTTGGCATCCGCCTGCGCAGCGAATTCGCCGAAGTTGAGGCCGAGCGCCGCGACATCGAGCAGGAGTGGCTGAAAGACCTGCGCCAGTACAACGGCGAGTATGACCCGGAGGTATTGGCGAAGATCCACCCCAAGCGGTCCAAGTCGTTCATCCGCCTGACCCGCGTCAAGGTCAAGACGCTGGATGCGCAGATTTACGACATGCTGTTCCCCGGTGGCGGCGAGAAGAATTACGCCATTGAGGCAACGCCTATTGCAACCGTAGAGCCTGAGCAGCACGGCGACATCGTCCAAGCAATTGCGCTTGGCAAACTGTCAGAGGTGGCGCAAGCAGCAGAGCAGAGCGGAGAGCCGCTTCCTGTGCCTGTCGAGCAGTTTGCCAAGCTTATCAAGGCGGGAAATATCCCGCCCATGCTACTTCCCAATGAGGAAGAGGTACGAACGGCTGTGCAGCAGGAAGCCAAGGCGCGGGCGGAGCGCATGGCGAAGGAGATCGACGACCAGCTTTCGGAGAGCAAGTACCCTCAGCACGTTCGCAGCGTCATCCATTCCGGGCACTTGTTCGGTACTGGCGTGCTCAAAGGGCCGATGGTTGAAGTAACCGATGAGCAGGCGTACGAGCTGATTGGCGGTCAATGGGTCCTGCGCACTGTAGAGCGCCGTAAGCCCTACGTTGAGGCAATCCCGCTGTGGGACTGCTACCCGGACATGTCGGTCAACAGTCTTTCCGATGCCGAATTCGTATTTGAACGGCACGTCTACAACCGCCAGCAATTGCGCAAACTCGCCAAGCGCAAGGATTTCCGTGGCGAAGCCATCCTTGAGTACATCAAGGCGTTTCCGCATGGCGATGCCCAGGTCAAGAACTGGGAATCAGAGTTGCGGGCGGGCTCACGAGATCAGGTATACAAGGCGCTTGACCGCCGCCGCCGCTACGAGGTACTGGAATACTGGGGCCTTGTGACGGGCGATGAAATCGCTGCGCTCGGCGTGAATGTGCCGGATGACATGCTGTGCGAAGAGGTCGAGGCCAACATCTGGATTCTCGGCGACATCGTAATCAAGGCGGCACTGAACAAGACCAACAAACAGTGGCGGCCGTACTACTTCTACTACTTCGAGAAGGACGAGACATCCATCTTTGGGCGCGGGCTTCCGTACGCCATCCGTGACACGCAGACCGGCGCGAATGCGTCGATTCGCGTCATGCAGGACAACGCGGCTATTACTGCGGGTCCGCTGGTAGAGGTGAACACCGCCGTATGCAAGGACCCCAACCCGACGGAACTTTTCCCGTTCAAGGTGTACGTGACCTACGCCACCGGGCTTGAGGCGCAATACCCGGCAGTGCGCGTGACGAATCTAGGTTCCAACACGGCGGAGTTCATGGCGATGTTCCGCATGTGGAAAGAACTGAACGACGAGGTATCCACTGTCCCTTCCTACGTGCAGGGCCAGAGCGACAAGCAGGCCGGTGGAACGGCGCGCGGGATCTCCATGCTGATGGGTGCTCAGCGCGTGACCGTGAAGGACATCATGGAGAATTTCGACGACGGCGTGACCGGGCCGTTTATTTCCAACCTGTACGATTGGAACATGAAGTGGAATCCCCGCGATGACATCAAGGGCGATTTCTCCATCAAGGCGCGCGGTTCCACGGCGCTGGTGGCTCGCGAGGTCTACGCCGAATCGCTGGACATGCTCGCGCAAACCACCAAGGACGAAATCGACGGCCCGTACATCAAGCGTGGCGAGTTGCTGAGAGAGCGCGTGAAGGCGCGCGACGTTGACGCAGATCGGTTCGTGAAGACCGATGACGAGGTGGCGAAGGAGCGCGAGGCTATGCAGCAGCAGGCCACGATGCAGCAGCAGCAGGCGATGCAGGCCGCGCAGCAGGACAAGGCGCTTGATCATCAGCGCGCCATGGAGCGCGCACAGGTGGGCGCAATGGCTGATGTCCAGAAGGAGCGCATCCGCGCCATGGGACGAGGCATTCCCGCATGAGCGCAGAAATCCTCAATCAAGTGAGGCAACTTCGAACCGGCTCCGGCGTGTCGCTTGTACGCCAATACCTACAGGCCCTCTACGAGGAAACCAAAGAGCGTTTGGTGGATGCGAGCGACGGGCAGGAGTCAGCACTGAAAGCCGAGGCGCGTTTGCTAAAGAGGCTATACGTCGAGTTCGGAAAGGACCCGGACGAGCATCTTGAGCAGCGCGACGGCGCATATACCTAGCGGTCCCCGAAAGGGATAACCGCACCAAACCAGCCCGGCCATGTGCCGGGTTTTTCACGTCTGGACACTGCATAGGCAACCCGGAGAAGGCATGAGCAACGAGCAGGGCAACACCGAGAGCGAATTCGACAAGGCATTCAGCGATGCTGCGTCTGAGCAGCCCGCAGAACAGGC